AGAACGAGGATGGTGAACAAGGCGCCCCGCGACGTTGTCGCGCGTTCCGAGCTCGGACATCTAAGTATGTCCGCCGCGCTCTTGCTGACTGGGGGTATGTCTTTGGACATCCCGCCCCCAACTTCTCCCTATCTGGCGACTGCTTAGAACAGAGTCGTCAGGTAAAGAAGCTTCTAGGTTCCTGCCCGAGTAATGACCACAAGGAAATTATGGCCTGGCAGTCCATTAAGAAAGGTCTCCCGGACTCATGCGAATGCATGACCGGTCCTTTGATGGAGAAGCTTGTAGAGGGGGTTCGTCGACCTAGACGTCAACTCCCCGTCGGTTACCTGCGATTTGTCGCCCAGCAAACATCCCGTCTTTTCTCGAAAGGATGGGATCTGGGCTACGAGGAGCAGGTCCTCCTCACATCTCCGCCGCTTAGCGCGACAACTGATTCGACCCGTTCCGAGGGAGGTGCGTTGGGTACCGGGATTGACCACGATAGTTTCCTTATGGAAGCTCTTAGTGGTCCTTCTCGGCCCGATCGCCCGGCCCCGGAAGCCGAATTGATCGTTGTCCAGTCAGCTGGGAAACCTCGTCCTCTGACGAAGTTTTCATCTGATGAGCTTCTCCTCCGACCACTTCATAAGACAATTTACAATCACCTCTCGAGGTGTAAGTGGTTGTCTCGGGGTGACGTATCGGATGATAAGCTTGCGAAAGCGGGGTTCCACCAAGGGAAGGGTATCCTCACATCAGGCGACTACGCTTCGGCTACCGACAATTTGTCGATCGAAGTCGCAGAGGTGATCTTGGGTACTATCCTTGCCTCTTCCACTGTCCTTCCTGCCTCTGTCACTGAGAGGGCAATGCAGATTCTCCGGCCGATCCTTTATTGGGTCGACGGTCCGTCAAGTTGCCCTCTTTCGTCGAAGAGATATGTCGGTCGTCCTTCCATCGGACAGATGATGGGCTCTTACCTTTCTTTCCCTCTACTTTGCCTGCAGAATCGTATCGCGTACTTGTACGCGATGCGATGCTCAGGGCTCAGTTGGAAAGAGACTGTATCGGCCCCCTGTCTGATAAACGGGGATGACATACTATTTCAATCGACGAAGGAAGCATCGGATATGTGGATGGGGAAAGTCGGGGAGCTTGGGCTCGAG